AGTTACATTTTGAATCAAGCAAAATGGGAAGCGGCATATAAATGGTGTAAACAAAATAAAATAAGATTTAGAGTAGTAACAGAAAATGAAATATTTCACACAGGACAACGATAATGCTTAACAAAGAAGAATATAAAGATAAATTATTTTCAATTATAAAAAGTAAAGGAAAAAATGATAGAGGTGTAAAATATATTCGCAAATGGGATTACTACTGGAGCGAAAAAGAATATTTGCTGAACAAATGTGATTTATCTAATGTGAAAACTGCAATAGATATAGGCACAGGTGTAGGCATGTTGCCATATATGTTAATGCAAAAAGGCATCAAGGTAGAAGCTACAGATATAGATGAGCAGACCACCGGCCCTATTTTTAAACAATGCTGTGACTTAATTGGTTTGAAAGTTCACGAGCTGTATGTAAATAATGGAAAGCCAATGAAATTTCCTGGAAAATATGATTTGTTTATTGCTTCTCGTACAGAGTTTGATAGAGAAGCCTTAAGCCCAGGTGAACAATTTGATTGGGCATTTTTCTTTAATGATGTGTTTAAATATGTTAATCAAGTTTTTATTAAAACCAATAACGCAGGTTCAGGAAAAGGTTATCCTGTTTGGATGAAAAAATATTTATGGAATCCTAGCAGTGAAAATCTTACAAAAAAACCGTTTAGAGCATGGTATGTAATTATAAACAAACAAGATTGGCTGGAAGATCCTTTATCTACACTAAATAATTAACACAGTATATATTGGAAAAGCTATGACTAAAAAGTTAGAAGATTTACTTAATTTACCAGATTCAAAAGAAATTGTTGAAGAAAGTAAAAAAGAAAAACAAGAAACAGCAGTACAGACTCAAGAGGATTCTTTTAGAGATATAGCAGAGTTTGATAAAATTGCAAGTGCGTTGCCAGCCGTCAAAGGTCTTGGCGAAATGGCTGACAAAGAACTTAATGAAGTAGCTGATAAAGCTATGACTGCTTACGAAGATCTAATGGATCTTGGAATGAATGTGGAGAGTAGATATAGTGGCAGAGTTTTTGAAGTGGCTGGAGGAATGCTTAAGACGTCTCTTGATGCCAAGGTAGCAAAAGTTGATAAAAAACTTAAGATGATAGAACTTCAACTTAAAAAAGAAAAACTTGACAAGGATGGCGGACCTGAAGGTGATATTGTGCAGGGCGAAGGGTATGTAGTTACAGATCGTAATAGTCTGCTAGAAAAACTAAAGAATATGGATAAATAGATAATATAGGATCAGTATCATGAAAACATTTAAAGAATATTTAACAGAATCAGAAAAAACATATAAATTTATCATTAGAGTTGCTGGAGAACTTCCTGAAAACTGCGAAGATAAAATGGAGCAACACCTTAATAAGTATGAAATAATTAAATTCAGTAAAGGAAAAACAGGACCCATATCAGAAAAACCGTTAGATTTTCCAAGGTTACAGAATATGGAAGTTACACACTTTGAGGCTGAAGTAAAATATCCTGTTACATCGCATATACTAGAAAAATATTTAAGTGATAACATTCCATGTGCTCATGAAAGATTAATTGTTAGAGGTGAATACGATCCTGTAGAAGAAATGCAACCAGAAAAAGACGATAAGCCATATGAAGCAAAACTAAACACAACAGAAATGGAACAAGCTGATCCTAAAGCACAAGACACTGTTTCTGGAAATAGAATTATGGACTTGTTGAAAGAATTAGAAACAGCACGTAAAGAAAGAGAAATAGATCCTATAGATGGTGTAAAGCCAGGTGAATCTAAAGATATTTCAGATAAAGAAAATTCAAAAAGTGTCATAGGAAGCTAATATGAAAGAATTTATACAAATTGTTGAGAGACAACAATTAAACGAAGCAAGCCTTGATAAAGAAATAGATAGTATTGTAGCTAGTTTACCAGAACCTAAAAACGGTATGGTGGATAGAGATGCAGTGCTTAACAAGGGATTTGACAAAGCACTAGCACTAAACGATGAGTTTAATTTTGCAAAACGATTTGCTATAAATGATGATTTTATAGAAAGACAATATTTTGGTAAAGTAGCAGAAAAATATGGACTAAAGGGCATGTACCAAAATACTGGTGGCTTTGTTATGATCAAAAAAGATGAGTTTGGTCGTTATATGAGTGCAGGATCAGGAAGAAAAGGAAGTGCAGAAGCCCAAAATAATATGGGTTTACTACCTGGACGTATTGCTAAAAAAATGGATCTCAAATTAAAATTTGCAAGTGCTGCAGATGCACCGAGTGATCAAGATGCGGCTAAAGATGCAGATGTAGATAAAAAAGGTCCAGATGGCCAGTATGATGGTGATGATTTAGGTAATGCACCAACAGGTATTGTTATCAATGATGACAATGCTATGAAGTACATTAGACGTTACAAAGAACTAATGAAGAAATTATCTATGCCAGAAGGCGATCCTACAATTTATACAAGTAAATTTAAATCAGTTTTTGGTAACCTATATAATATATTAAGTGAAGCACAACTATCTAAAGACGAAGAACAAGAGTTAAAAGACATTGTTGCAGCTTTTGAAAAAGCAATTAAAGACAAAACCATTTACACAAACAGTATTAAGAGAGAAATTAGACAAATCATTGCTGATCAAAAAGGTGGAGATCTACCTGGTGATGGCATGTCAGATGAGGAAAGACTTGCAGGTGCAGGCAAAACTACTAGCAAAGAATTAGATTTTGGAAAATTGCCAAAAGGTTATAGAGCTGAAAGAGACGGCGATGTTGTAAAAATTTACAAAGGTGATAGCGAGATGGCTCGTTACACTATTAGAGATCAAAAAGACGATGAAATAATTGCAGACGTAAGGAAAATGGCATATATGAATGCTGGTGAACCTTTACCTAAGGACACAGCATTTGCTTCCGATCAAGATGCTAGTAAAGAAAAAGATAGAATGATTGACGGTGCTTTGGAGAAATTTGCAGACAGCGGTAAAGGCGGTCTTGCAAATGATCCAGATGAAGTAGAAGCTATTAAAGAATTACAAGATAGACTAAAAGAAATGGGCATTGGCATGACTGTTGATGGCAAATATAGCAAGGGTACTGTTGATGCTGTCAAACGATTACAAGAAATGTTAGGTGTGAAACAAGACGGAGATGCAGGCCCCAATACAATTAGAGCATTGATTAAATTTAATCGTAATCCAGGACTAATAACATTTTATGATGATTTAAAGCGTATGGCAGAACTAAGCAAAAAATTAAAAGAATCTGCTAATGATTTTAGATACTTTATGAATATCTTGGAAGGCAATGACCTGTTAGAAGCATTGACTGATGCTGAACAAAAAGAATATGACGAATTATATGCAAAGCATAAAGCAAAGTTTGATGATGGTGATTATCAAATGGGTGTGCCTAAATCAGTACAAGATTTAATGAGGCAAGTAATAAAGCCAAAAGGAGCTGATACAGGGACAGCTTCCGACCAAGAGGCAGGAAAAGTTGCAGACGATTCAGGTAAAGACACTTCGGGCGAAGAAGCACCAAAAAAGAAAGCAGAAGTTATTGACGGTTGGTTTGTACCAATGCCTAAAGATTTACAAAAAACTTTAGGATTAGGCTCTAAAAAGAATTATTTTATTAATCTATATACTGGAAATGTTGGTACAATATACATTAGTAAAAGTAGTAAAAAACATCAAACAAGGATAGCGTTTGCTCCTAACGATAGTGATCATAAACTTATAATGGATTATTTGAACAGTATAGGTGTTGAAACTAAAAAAGGTGATCCAAGAAAAGGTCCATCACAAGATAAAGACACAGCAAGCGATCAAGAGGCTGGCAAGGAAGTAGAATATGATACACAATATGTAGGAGAATTTAAAAAAGATAGTGTAGAATTTTTTAAAGGTATAAATTTAGGTTTAGATCCTGTAGACGAAATGGACGATTTAATAGATGCTCTTGAAGCTAAATTGGAAAAACAAAAGTTAGATAAAGATGGCTTGACTACATTGAAAAAAGACATTGACGAAATGGTTCAGATATTGATCGGAAGTAACACTACACCACAAGGCGAAGTAATACAACAAAGCAAAGCCATACGTAGAGCAACACAGATGATAAAAGGTTGGAGGGACGGAGATCTTGCAGAGCTTACAAAAGATGCAGTAATAAAAGATAAAGATACAGCTTCTGATCAAGAAGCAGGAAAAGAAACAGATAAAGCAACACCATTTAATGCTAAAAAGATTGCTATGCAAATTAATGTTGCCGCAAAAGGATTTGGTACAGATCTTTCAGAATTAGAAAATGCCTTAGATAAAATTAAAACAGCAAGTCAGTTCCAACAAGTAGAAACAGAATATAAAAAGTTTAATGAGTACGCAAATATTGAAGAATTAATTAAAGGCGAAACTTCTTTCGGCACAGAAAAACGTTTACTTGCTAAAGTTGCAAAAATAAAAGGCAACACCGGAGATGACAAAGCAGACCTTGGCCAAGACACAATGGATAAGGTTGCTACTGCTGTAGCTACTTCACAAAATGTAGGAGATGGCAAAAAAGTAATTAAAATGCCAGCCGACGGTGACTGGAATAAAATATTTCCTGCTTTAGGATTTAAGGATAAAAAGTCTTTTGCTAAAGCACAGTTAGCAGGAGGTTTGACTCTTGCTGACGGTTCTAAAATAAAAGTAGGTGAAGTAATGAACACACCTATGAAATTTGCAGGAAAATCAATTGCTTTTAATATGAATCCATCGTCAACAGGAGTTACTAGTAATTCAAATTCTGCAGATGATGCTAGTGTTGCATCAGCTACTGCAAAAACAAACGGTAAAAAACCACAACAGTTTAAAAACACTGAAGAATATTATGCATGGAAAAATGCTGGCGAACCTTCAGAAGCTGAATGGAAAAAGATGTGGCCACCCAAAGAAAATAAAACTACTGCACCTGCCGCAACATCTAATCAAGAAGCAGGTAAAAGTGCAGAAACAAAACCAAGTGTAGAACCTAGACCAGAAGTAACAGCCTCGGGTGGACACGCTAAAAAAAATCAAACAAAGAGACAGCAGGCTTGGGACAAAAAACACGGAGCAACTCATAATCCAGATGGGTCTCCAAAAAACGAAAACAAGGAGTACGATATGACCAAAAAAGTGAACGAAGCGGCTTCTATGAATATATCAATGAGCGGTGACAACGCAGGAGAAGTTTCCGAACTTGTTAGTATTCTTAGAAATGCAGGTATGCAAGATGCAGGACCTGTAACACCAGATATGATGCCACCTATGGCAAGCACAATCAAAATGATTGATGAGCCGCCAATGATGGACAAGCCAGAAGGTCCAAGTCCATGCGGAATGGGTGAAGATGAAGTAGAAGAAGAATGGGATAATTCACCAGATGAGGAATATAAGGATGATGATTATATGAATCAAGATATTGCTGGTGGACTTAACAGACCAAAACCACCCGGTGCATTACGTGCAAAGGATCCTGCTATTCACAATGAAGAAGTAGCAAAGTACAAAGCACAACTAGCTAAAGACTTAGAAGAAGCATACGGAAAGTTTACTTACAAAAAAACAGCTAATGGTTATGAATTTGGAGGAAAAACTTACAAAAGCGAACAGGAAGCTAGAAAAGCTGAACAACAAGCAAAACTTAAAAACATGGGTAACAAAGGCTAATGCGTTTACATGAGTTTTCATATAAAGGTATGAAAACCGTAATGAAAAACGGTCGTAAAGTCTACGGGCACGAATTAACAAATACACTTTGGGCGTCTGAACAGGATGCCCGACGTGATTATTTTGCTAAGAAAACCGAAAAGGATATAACGGACACAAAAAACAGATTTTTAAAATTAATGCAAAAAGTTAATCCAAAAGCCGATGCTCATAAAGCATGGGTTAAGTATTCAAATAATTTTGGTATGAATTTAAAAGCTCTAAAGGCAAGTTTAGATAAACAAGAAAAAGCAATGGGGCTACGTGAATTTGAAAAATTAACAACTTTCAAAGGCAAAAGCAGTGATGTACAAATGCCTACAGAAATAAATGACGAAGAATTAAAGCGTAGATTTGCAGAGATACTAAATAAGATGGGTGCTAAAAAGGCACTTAAAAACTTGGAAAAAAACTTTCAAAGTTTACAAAACAAATTTCAAGGTAACTTAGATAAAATGGATCAATTTCTAAGTAACCAAGAAACAAAGCTAGGAATCGACATATAAGGGGATAACAAATGGCAACAGTAACAAGAGTAAATGGATCAGGACTGACATTAGCAGGTGACGTACACAGCCCAGGCGCATTTGCATTTAAAATTTTAGTAAAAGACACAAGTGCGGCAGCAATTGATTTAAGAGATGAGGATGACGCTATTGACGAAGCAGTTGAAGCTATTGTTAAAGAAATAAATCCTTTGATTTATCATACTACCAACGACAACAGTGGTACAATTACTGTAGTATGTGCTAACAGTGCAAGTGCAACTGACTTACAACATAGAATTAGAACAATCGCAGGTGACTATGATAGAGATACTGATACATATTCTGTATCAACAGTTGGACCAAATAACAAAGATTGTAGTGGAACACTTGTAACAGACGCAGCTACATTAGTAGCCACATAAGGCTACAATATCCCCCAGGCAACTCAATAGGCTCTCCCGAGCCTATTTTTTTGGTTAAATATACATATGAGTAAAAGTTTAGACGGTGTATTAACCAAAAAAGCAAACCAAAGAGAATCGTTTACAGAAACTCAAATACAGGATCTTTCTGAATGCATGGATTCTGAGTTAGGTTATTTGTATTTTGCAAAAAAATTTGCATACATTCAACACCCTGTTGAAGGTAAATTACTTTTTGATCCTTACACTTATCAAGAACGTTTATTAGAAAGTTATCATAATCATCGTTTTAATATTAACATGTTACCGAGACAAACTGGTAAAACTACCTGTGCAGCAATTTATTTACTTTGGTACGCTATGTTCAATCCAGATCAAACAATACTAATTGCAGCTCACAAGTATACAGGTGCACAAGAGATAATGCAACGTATTAGATATGGGTATGAACTTTGTCCTGATCATATAAGAGCAGGAGTTGTAAACTATAACAAAGGATCTATTGAATTTGAAAACGGGTCGCGGATAGTTAGTGCAACAACTACTGGTAACACAGGTAGAGGTATGAGTATTTCATTACTATACTGCGACGAGTTTGCATTTGTGCAACCAACTATTGCTGATGAGTTTTGGACTTCTATTTCGCCTACACTAGCAACAGGTGGTAGAGCAATTTTAACAAGTACTCCTAATTCAGATGAAGATACATTTGCAACTATTTGGAAACAGGCTGAACAAAAATACGACGAACACGGTAACGAACAGGATGTAGGTGTCAACGGTTTTCACAGTTTTACATGTGCGTGGGATGAACACCCTGACAGAGACGATAAATGGAAAGAAGACGAAATTGGACGTATCGGAGAAGAAAGATTTAGACGAGAATATGGTTGCGAATTCTTAGTATTTGATGAGACTTTGTTAAACAGTATCAAATTAGCTTCTATGGAATCGTTGCCAGTAATTATGAATATGGGGCAAACACGATGGTATGAAAAAATTAAAAAAGATGCTTCATATTGTATTGGATTAGATCCAAGTATGGGTACCGGAGGAGACTATGCCGCCATACAGGTTATAGAGTTACCCTCATATAAACAAGTAGCTGAATGGAGGCACAACCAGACACCTATTCCCGGCCAGATAAGAGTGCTTAAAGATATATGTGATTATATAGAAAGAGAAAGCGGACGTTCAACCGGAATATACTGGAGTGTAGAAAATAATGCAATAGGAGAAGCAGCACTTATTGTGATTAGAGATTTTGGCGAAGAAAATATACCAGGTATGTTTGTAAGTGAACCTATAAGGAAAGGGCATGTGAGAAAATTTAGAAAAGGGTTTAATACAACACATAGCTCAAAAATTACTGCATGTGCAAAGCTAAAAACCATGATAGAAAACGATAAAATGAAAGTTGCATCTGGACCTTTAATATCAGAACTTAAAGGATTTGTTGCTACAGGTTCTAGTTTCAAAGCAAAACCAGGTGAAACTGATGATTTAATATCAGCTATGTTGCTAAGTATAAGAATAATGGGAGTATTACAAGATTGGGATCCTAGAATATACAATACATTTAAAAGTATTGAAGATACAGAAGATTATGAGCCGCCTATGCCTATCTTCATTAGTACCAATTATTGATAAATATTATTATGAAAAACCTTGATTTAATAAGTGAAGAATTGTTTAATAAAATACGCGGAAGATTTCCTAGTGTTACAATAGGAAATACTGAAGGCGTTGTAACAAACAAACCTAACGAAGCTAGATTTTTTGATTTTGATTTTAAACAAAAAGGAAAGTCTTTAGGAAAAGTAAGTGTTAGTTTAGACGAAAATTCTGTAAGTGTTATGTATAGTAATAATTTTGTTGAAAACGAAGATAAACTAACTAAAGAATCATGGTATAATTTTTTAAAAGAGTTAAGATATTTTGCTAAGAAAAGACTTTTAAATTTTGATACTAGAGACATAACTAAAAGTAATCTTAACAAAACAGACTATAAATTTTTAGCACAGAATAATCCCGGAGAGAGCCAAATGACCGAATCTAAAATGTATGGAACAAGCAAAACTAGCTACCAAGACGTTGGTAAAGCTAGAGTAAGCGTCAAACACAATAAGCCTATAAACCAAGAACTTGCAAGTGGACGTACACAACATATTGATACAATCTACATAGAAAGTTCTGAAGGAGAAAGATTTAAATATCCTTTCAAACATTTGAATGGTGCAAGAGCTATGGCAATGCACGTATCAGAAGGTGGAAAAGTTTACGATGACTTTGGTAAACACATTACTGGTTTATCTGAAGAATTATACAAACTTAAAAAATTCAAAAGTTATATGGGTAGATCAGGTGTAATGGCAGAAGGACTTTCTGGATACATGGACATAGTTAATGAGCGAGTGCTAACGGTCAAAAAAACTATTGAAGGCATCCAAAAGTTAAAATCATACACAGCTATGATTGAAAACTTTGAAGTAAAAGAAATTAAAGAAGTTCCAGAAGACGTAGCTGAGAACTGGATTGATCAACTTACTATTAGACAGTTCAATGAAGAATTAAAAGATGTATTTCCATACATATACAATCTTGTTAATGAAGAAACAAAAACTGAAGAACTAGGCCCAGATTCTTTTATAGACAGTATAGAAGAGAATACAGAATCTAGTGCAAGCGACCATCAAGATGAATTTAATGCATTTGAAGAATGGGCAGATGAAACAGTAGATTCAGCACTAGACGAAGAACCAAGACTTAGAATGGCTGATTTAGCTGATATTGATAAAGCATGGCCAAAAATATCTCAATTAAAAATGAAGTTGCATGATCAAGGTATGGAGCCTGAAGATGCACAAGATGCCGCCGCAGAAAAATTAGGATATGATCCTGAAATGGTTGATCATTATCTTAATTACAAATTTGGTGAAGGTGATACAGATGAAGGTAACGCATACGCACACGCAGTCCGTAAAGCAAAAATGGATGGAAAGAAAAAAGGTGATAAAGTAATGGGTCCAGATGGAAAAGAAATAACAATAGAAACAGTAACAGATTATGTTTTGTCAATGTATGATAGGAACACAGGACAGTTTCCAAAAGGCGAAACAGCAGTGCTGACAGCAGTAGAAAAAGATTTTGGCGAGAGCTTTATTAATCCAGCAAAGCAGTTTATAGAAGCTATCAACGCAAAGTTTGAAGAGTATAACGGATATAAAGATCCAGAATTAATGGACGATGAAGAATTTACACTAGAAGGTTTCTTGTCAAATTTAGATGAGAAATTGAAAGCAGGCGATGAAGAAATGTTGTTAGCTTTATACAATACCTATAAAGATAATCCTATGATTCCACAGAAATATAGAAAGTTAATGGGTAGAGTAAAAGATGAATTAACCAACAGGAAAGCAGCAGCATCCAGTCAAGATGCTGGTAAAGCTGCTGAAAAGCCAAAGTCAGCAGACGACAAACTAGATGCATTTGGCGGTCCAGGCCCAGATATAAAACCAACAACATCAATGCCTGCTGCTGATGCGGCATCCAGTCAAGATGCTGGTAAAGCTGCTGATAAGCCACAAAAATCATTTAAACCAGACTATGATTACAGTGGTAGCGAAGTGACTGGTAAGTATGGTATGCAAAATACAGAATATGATCCAAATTACAGTGGCCCAGGCGAATACCTAAATGATGCAGAAGCTATTGAAGCATTGTATACAAAAGGTGTATTAAGTACAGAAGAACGAAACTGGCTAAGAATGGCAGAAAGAAAATACGGCATCACTGATAATAATTTAGGACAGGTGTTAAGAAAGATACGTAGTGATGTAGCTCGCAGGGCCGCAGCTGATGTATCATCTTTTGATAAAAGTCAAGAGTCAGTCGAACTAGAAAGTATCAGGCAACTAGCAGGAATATAAAATAATTTCAAGAATTTAGCAGAAAAAGGTTGACTTCTGCTATATAATTGTGTAGTATGTATAATATGTGCTACACAAACAGGCACAAAGCTATAGGCAATTTATAAGGAGGCATATTATGGCATCATTAGCTGAAATAAGAGCAAAGCTCAAAGAACAAGAATCACGTCAAGGTGGTTCTAACACAGGCGGCGGCGACAACGCAATTTACCCTTTCTGGAATATTAAAGAAGGCGAAAGTGCAACACTTCGATTCCTTCCTGATGGAGATGAATCAAACACGTTCTTTTGGAAGGAACGTCTTATGATTAAACTTCCGTTTTCCGGTATCAAAGGACAGACAGATAGTCGTCCTGTTCAAGTACAGATTCCTTGTATGGAAATGTATGGCGATACTTGTAATATTCTTAACGAAGTTAGAGGTTGGTTTAAAGATCCAAGTCTAGAAGATATGGGTCGTAAGTATTGGAAAAAGCGTTCGTATCTTTTCCAAGGTTTTGTAGTAGATAATCCTTTATCAGAGGATACTACTCCGGAAAATCCAATTAGACGTTTTATTATTGGTCCACAAATTTTCCAAATTATCAAACAGGCTCTAATGGATCCTGATATGGAAGAACTGCCAACAGATTACACTGCTGGTGTAGACTTTCGTCTTAACAAAACTTCAAAAGGTGGTTACGCAGACTACAGCACAAGTAATTGGGCTCGTAGAGAACGTCCGCTAGGTGATTCAGAAATGAATGCTGTTAACACCAATGGGTTGTTTAATTTAAGCGACTTTCTTCCTAAGAAGCCAGGTGAAGTAGAAGTAAAGGTTATGCAGGAAATGTTTGAAGCGTCAGTAGACGGCGAAGCATATGATGAAGAGAAATTTTCACAATATTTTCGTCCGGCTGGTATGAGTGCTAGAACAGGTGATCCTAATTCAGCATCATCAAATGGTACTGCTACATCAAGAACTGAAGCAAAACCAGAACCAGCAAAGGTAGCAGAAACTGCACCTGCTGAAACTGAAACTGCACCAAAAGCAGAAGCACCTGTAGAACAAACTACAGAGTCTGAAGGTAATGCACAGGACATTTTAGCAATGATCCGTGCAAGACAAAATCAGTAAAAAATATCGGGTAGTAGTTAATAGCTACTACCCTATTACTTAGGAGATACGTATGGCAAAAGCATTTGATCCGAGCAAATTTCGGACACAATTAACAAAATCAATTACAGGCATGAGTGCAGGATTTAATGATCCTACTGATTGGATTTCAACTGGAAACTACGCACTAAATTATTTAATCTCAGGAGACTTTCATAAAGGCGTTCCTATGGGTAAAGTGACAGTGTTTGCAGGCGAGTCAGGTGCAGGTAAAAGTTATATCTGTGCAGGCAATATTGTAAAAGCTGCACAAGACCAAGGTATATTTGTAGTTCTTATTGATTCAGAAAATGCATTAGATGAATCATGGTTACAAGCACTACAAGTTGACACAAGTGAAGATAAGTTACTTAAACTTAACATGTCAATGATCGATGATGTTGCTAAAACAATATCAACATTTATGTCAGATTATAAAGACATGCCGGAAGAAGACAGACCTAAAGTTTTATTTGTTATCGACAGTTTAGGCATGTTACTTACTCCAACAGATGTTGATCAGTTTAATAAAGGAGATATGAAGGGTGATATGGGTCGTAAGCCTAAAGCACTTACATCTCTTGTAAGAAACACAGTTAACATGATTGGTTCTCATAATGTTGGGCTTGTATGTACTAATCATACATATGCATCACAAGATATGTTTGACCCAGATGACAAAATATCAGGCGGACAAGGTTTTATCTATGCAAGTTCAATTGTTGTAGCAATGAAAAAGCTAAAACTAAAAGAAGATGAAGACGGTAACAAAGTAAGTGAAGTGCGTGGTATTCGTGCAGGATGTAAAGTAATGAAAACACGTTACGCAAAACCTTTTGAAGGTGTACAAGTAAAAATTCCATATGAAACAGGAATGAATCCTTATAGCGGATTAGTAGAGCTTTTTGAGAAGAAAGGTCTATTAGTAAAAGAAGGTAATCGCTTAAAATATGTTACATCTAACGGTACAGAACATAAAGAGTATCGTAAAAATTGGGATGGTTCGTTGCTCGATACTGTAATGAGAGATTATACAGGAAACTTAATCGAAGAAGCAATTTCAGACAAATTGGTAAATACCCCAGAGAGTGAAACACTAGAGGAGGTATAATCATATGGATGAACAACAGATTGCTGACATATGGTCCGTGTTCAAAGATAACATTGATAAAAAGCAAATGGAAATCTGTGCTGAAAGATATGTTGAAGTGTGTGCAGACTTCGGTGCTGATGACGAAGCATTCAAAGGCGCATTAGGAAGTTGCAATTTTTTAGATAATGCTATCTATTACTATCTTGATTTAGATGAAGACCCATACGAAGAAGAATATGAATGGGATGAATAATTAATGGGTTGGTATAGCGAAGTATCACGAGATGTAGCAAAAATACCTGAAGCAATTAGACATTACGAGTCTGAATTAATTGATGCTAAAAAGGAAGTAAAACTTGCAGGAAACGTTGAAAAAGCATCTGCGGCTATGCCAGGTATTGTTGAACATAGGTTTAACCAACTTCAAGAAATAGAAGCAATATTAAATTATATGAATATAGAACTACGCAGATTGCGTAGTTCTTACTTTAAAAAATATCTTGAAAATTATCAAAGAGCATTATCTAGTAGAGATGTAGAAAAATATGTCGATGGTGAATCTGATGTGGTTGATTATGAAAAAATAATTAACGAGTTTGCCTTGTTAAGAAATAAATGGTTAGGAGTCTTAAAGGCACTTGACCAAAAGCAATGGCAGATAACTAATATAGTAAAGCTAAGAGTAGCAGGAATGGAAGATGCTACTTTATAGAAAGAGGTACTATGAAGATTGGAATTGTTACTACCTTTAGTGATAAAGGCTATCAAGAATACGGGCATTGGTTTGTAGAAAGTGCAATCAAATATATTGATAAAGATATTCAATTATTTTTCTATACAGATAATACAAAATTAACCTTACCTTCTAATATGACAAATCAAAAATTAGAAGAGTCTATTCCTGATCTGTCTGAATTCAAAAAAAGAAATGCACACAAAAAACCTTCTAATTTTATGTTTGATGCTGTACGTTTCAGTCATAAAAGCTACTGCTTATACCATGCGGCAAAAACAAAAGATGTTGATATACTATGCTGGCTAGATACTGATACAGAAATTATTACACAAATTACTTCTCAGTATATAAGAAGTTTTCTACCACAAGACAAATTTGTTGCCTACTTAGGACGTCCAGGCACATACACAGAAACTGGATTCTTAGTATTTGATATGAGACACGAATATGCACAAGAATATTTTGACAGGTTCAAGGAATATTATGACACAGATAAAATATATGAATTATCAGCACAATTAGATTGTCATGTATTTGATGCTGTACGAGTAGAGATGGAGAAAGAACATAAAATAAAAAATCACAATATTAGCCCCCAGGGTATTACTAAAAGTCATTTTGATCAAGCTCTAAACGGATATATTGCACATTACAAAGGAGCAAAGAAAGAAAAACGTGATAAACATTTTGGTAAAGCACTTACACGAAAGGCTAAATTAAAAATTGGATAAAAGATATATAGTCACAGGACATAAAGGATTTATTGGAAGTCATTACTACGACTCATTAGACGTTGCAATGGGTTATGATTTATCAAGTAAGCAAGATTTGTGCAATCAAAGTATAGTAGACGACATGCCTGATTGTGATATTCTTGTGCATATGGCTGCAACAAACGGAACCAGATTATTTTATGAAACACCTACAGAAGTTGCATTTAACAATACATTACCAACTTTTAACTTAATCAAAAAGTATCAAAATACAAATACAAAATTTGTGTTTACAAGCACATGTGAAATATTTAATGGTGCTATCGACAAAGGTTTACATCCAGTGCCAACAGATGAATCTGTGCCTGTTATGTTTAACGATATAGATAACCCTAGATGGAGTTATAGTATACCAAAAGCATTAGGTGAAAATTTAGTTGCAAACAGTGGATTAAAATATATAATAATTAGATACTTTAACATATATGGGCCAAGACAAAAAGATCATTTCATAAGTGAGTTTGTTGAACGTTGTTCAAAAGGAGAGTACTATATCAAAGGAAATGATACAAGGAGTTTTTGTTATATAGATGATGCTGTAAAAATGACACAGTCCGTTATAGATAATGCAGAAGATTGCACGGTAAATATAGGTAGACAAGAAGAAACACAAATTAGTACAGTAGCAAAACTTATAATGGGTATTATGGGAATTAATCCAGAAAAACTTGAAGTTATGGACGGGCCAATCGGCAGTGCAAAACGTAGATGTCCCGATACAACTAAAGTAAAAAAAATTACAGGATTTGATAATTACACTCCTTTGGAAGTAGGATTGAAAAAGACTGTAGAGAGTTTGCTATGAAAATTGGTATAATCGGAGTTGGAGCTGTTGGCACAGCAAACAAAAAAGGGTTCGAATATTTAAACCATGATGTGTCAGTTCATGATATTAAATTAAACACACAAATACAAGACGTATGCGATACCGAAATAAATTATATTTGTGTGCCTACACCACAAGCTGAGAACGGAAGTTGTGATACAAGTATCATAGAACGTGTGATAGATGAATTAGGTCAATGTAATTACAAAGGTATAATTGCAATTAGAAGCACAGTGGTTCCGGGATTTACACAAAGTATGATTGAAAAATTTAACCATTTAACAATATGTTTTGTTCCTGAGTTTTTACGTGAACGTTGTGCTGAAGATGATTTTATTAATAATCATAAATTACTTGCAGTAGGAACACATGATATATGGGTACATAGGAAAGTAATTAAGTCGCACGGAAACTTACCTGAACATACAGAACATCTTACACCAAATGAAGCAGAAGTATTAAAGTATTTTAATAACGTTTATGCCGCACTTCGTGTAACGTTTGCTAATAATATGTTTGAAATATGTGAAAAACTAAACTGTGATTATACAACAATAAAAAATGCATATATCAAAACAGGAAAAGCAACAGACATGTATTTAGATGTCAATCCTAGTCTTAGAGGCTATGGAGGAATGTGCTTACCAAAAGATACAATAGCTATTGCAAGTTTAATGAAAAAATTAGATATAGATTTAAATCTTATACAATCTATACATGACGATAATTTAAAATTTAAAAAAACTGTTTTCAATGGAATGAGAGAATAATGTTAGAAGAACATCTAGGCGGCCATGCAGGCTACACACATTTAGATGAAGGTGCTTTAGATTTTGTAAAAGATATGTTACAGGTTCAAAGTATGCTTGATATTGGGTGTGGGCCTGGTGGTATGGTTGAATTAGCAAATCAAAAGAAAATAAATGCAATAGGAATTGATGGTGATTATACACTCAACAGGTATGATGATTCTAAATTTATTATACACGATTTTACTAAAGGCCCTATTAAAAAAATTAAGCCTAAACAATTTGATTTAGCATGGAGTGTTGAATTTGTTGAACATGTCTATGAAAAATATATACCTCATTATATGCCAAGTTTTCAAAGATGTAAATATGTAATCATGACGTATGCTCCTCCAGGGTGGCCAGGACATCATCATGTAAATTGCCAACCTGAAACATATTGGATAAAAAAATTTACAGATTATGGCTTTACGTATGACCAAGGTTTAACAAAAATGCTTAGAAGTAAATCTAGCATGAGGAAACCAGGTAAGACAGGTGTAAAAGGTGCGTATGTAAAAAAACGAGGGTTGCTTTTTAGAAAATGATAATTTGGAAATGAGGGTAGTAGCTATAAAAGAATTAATGTGGACATATCATCCAATTCCTAATGATTGGGTGGTTGTACCATTTAGTGAAAAAGGTATAATTGGAAAAGCTGATGTTTTAGTACAAACTAATATCAAAGGCGGTAAAAAAGAACGCAAATTAGGACACATATACCAATACGTAATTGATTCAGGTAAGCCTTATCTATGTTTAGAATCAGCAGTGTTTAGAAGAAACATGCCAGACCCTCCGCATCCAAAAGCATATCATCGCTGGAGTTGGAAAAGTTATTTTAGAGATGAAGGCGAATACAATAATGTAAATTGTCCTGATGATAGATGGAAGCAAATACAAAAAGATCAAAATATAGAAATAAAAGATTGGCGGCAGACAGGTACCCATATATTATTAGTGTTACAACGACCAGGTGATACAAGTTTAAAAAATTTAATTAACAAACACGGCTCTTACGAAAATTTTATTACATACACTATTACAGAAATAAGAAAATATAGTAGTAGACAAATTGTTATACGTCCACATCCTAGTAGACGTAATTGGCAACTAGAAATTATAAAAAAATGTAATTTAAAAGGTATTAAAATTAGCGATAATGTATCAAGAGAAGGTATGTTGTCAGGTGGTAACCAACTATATGATGATTTTAAAAATGCTTGGGCTGTAGTAGGATTCAACAGCAATGCACTTACTGAAAGTATTTGCGAAGGTGTGCCAACTTTTAGTATGTGTCCTAGTTCGATGGCTTGGGAATGTAGTAATAAAAGTTTAAGCCATTTAGAAAATCCACAGATGTATGATAGACAACAATGGTTAAATAATTTATCTTATTGTCAATGGAATGAAAAAGAATGTGTAGAAGGATTGCCTTTCAAACATTTGTTAGGAAAAATAAATGAAATATAGAATGACTATTGCCTATCCAGACGGTACAATCAAGCAAGGAAAAAAAGATCATTCTGTATGGTTTAGAAGATTGGGTTTTGAAAACATAGATTTTACAAATAAATCTGTTTTAGATATTGCCACTGACGAAGGTTGGTGGGCGTTCAAATCAGAAATGAAAGGTGCAAAATATGTTGAAGCATGTGATGTAGAACGCGGAGAATTATATGATTGGGGAGCTAAAAAGGACGAAGACTGGATAAAATTAATTAATTCAACTAGAACAGGTAAGCAAGTTTTTAATGAACATCATAAAAATCTAAATAGCAATATAGTGTATAAACAAAAATCTATTTACAATGTAGTAGGAGATTTTGATATAGTATTTTGTCACGGCTTACTATACCATTTACGACATCCTTTACTAGCAATAGATAGGGTATCACTTGTATGTAAAGAAATATTTTGCTTTGAAACTCATGTAGATTTACATGCGCCTGAAACACTTGCAACTACAAGATTTTATCGAACAGATGAATATTGTAATAGCAATAGTAATTGGACTGGTGCTACTATAGGTTGTTATGCAAGTTGGTTAAAAGATGCAGGTTTTAAACATATTTTTAGATCAACATGGGGGCCTTATAAATCAGATAGACGAGTTTTTGTTGCATTAAAAAATGATACTTATGTTGATAATTTTCGTATAGGTGGTATGATATATTTAGATGACGATTTTTTTAGGCGTATGTATAACACAACAAAATATAATTTTAAAGATTGGAAGAGTGCGAAATGAAAATTGAATTCGGCTGTGGAGAAAACCCTACAAAAGAAGGTTTTAAAACTTGTGATATTAGAAAATTACCAGGAGTGGATTTTGCTTGTCCAGCTTGGAAAATAGTAGATCATGTAGGGCATAACAGTGTTGATGAAATATTTTCAAGACATTTCTTTGAGCATCTTACATTTGCACAGGGGCATGTGGTTTTAGAACAATGGTTTACTATTTTAAAACCAAACGGTATAATGGGAATGATGCTTCCTAATTTAGAATTTCATCTAAGGCAGTTAAACACATGGAGTGCTTTAAATGCAAAAGGTAAACAAGATTGTAGAGCAGGTTTTTGGGGATGGCAACATGGCGAATTTGAAGATACATGGGACACCCATAAAAGTGGCTATACAAAGGACATGTTATTTGAATTACTAGCATCTAAAGGCTTTGTAAACTTAACAAGTAAGCGTAGTCACAAAAATAGACACTTAGAAATAACTTGTAACAAACCATAAAAATATATTATAATTATATGCGTATATAAATATAAACATGAAACGCATAGTCTTGGTTACAGGTGGATTTGATCCATTACATTCCGGTCACTTAGAATATTTTAAGGCTGCCAAACGATTAGGAGATAAACTAGTTGTTGGGCTTAATAGTGACGATTGGTTAACAAGAAAAAAAGGTAAGCCTTTTATGAGTTTTACTGACAGACAAGCAATTATTAATTCACTTGAAATGGTCGATGAAGTAATTTCATTTAACGATAATGACGACTCTGCATGTAATGCTATATACAAAGTGTTATCAAGAAATGGTTCCGGAGACAAAGTAATTTTTGCCAACGGTGGTGACCGAACAAATACGAATAGTCCTGAACTTGATGTATATGAAAAAACTCCTTGGGTAACATTTGAATTTGGTGTTGGAGGAAGTAACAAGATGAATAGTTCAAGTTGGATTTTACAAGAGTGGAAGGAGCCTAAGACAGAAAGAGCTTGGGGTTACTATCGTGTATTGCATGAAAATGGGCAAGAAGTAAAAGTAAAAGAGCTGACTGTTGATCCAGGTAAAACTTTAAGTATGCAACGACATAAACATAGAGCTGAACATTGGTTTGTTTCAGAAGGAATTGCTAGTGTATACACACTAGACAGTTCTACTGATTTAGATTTGTTAGGTAAATTTGCCGAACACCAATCTTTACATATTAACAAACATCAATGGCATATGCTTGCTAATGAAACAGATAAACCGTTAAAAGTTGTTGAAATACAGTACGGTGAAAATTGTGTGGAGGAAGACATTGAACGTAAGTAATAATACCTTAAAAGTATTTGTAGGTTGGGATTCAAGAGAAGATATTGCTTATCAAGTATGCAAACAAAGTATATTAGATGCGGCAAAATATCCTAACCAAATAGAAGTAATACCGATTAAACTAGATGAACTTAGAAAGAAAGGTTTGTATTCTAGACCCGAAGACAAACTTGCATCTACAGAATTTACTTTTAGTAGATTTCTTATTCCTGAACTGTGCGACTTTAAAGGCTGGGCTTTATTTTGTGACTGCGATTTTATTTTTAGAAATGATGTTAGAGAAGTATTTGAAAGAGCTGACGAAAAATATGCAGTAATGTGTGCCCAACATGACTATACTCCTAAAGAGGGTACAGAAAAAATGGATGGCAAAATACAACATAATTATCCTAGAAAAAATTGGAGTTCAATGGTACTATGGAACTGTGAACACAAATCAAATAAAAAACTTACAAAAGAATTTGTAAACGATAACGCAATAGATGGAAAATATTTACATAGGTTTAGTTGGTTAAAAGATAATGAAATTGGAAAAGTATCACATGAATGGAACTGGTTAGTCGGTTGGTATAGAGAGCCAGAAGATGGCACACCTAAAGCATTACACTATACTGAAGGCGGTCCTTGGTTTAAAAAATATAACCGTTGCGAATATTCAGGCGACTGGTACTTGGCAGAAAAAAGTTACATTAAAAATAAAGAATTAAACGCAAAAAGAAAACTTACATGGGACACCTGGGAAGTAAATGATGCAAAGAAAGATATTCTTAAATCAGTTCTAAATTATATGGTTGATTCCAAGGCTAAGTATTACAAAGGAAATACATGGGAAAGCATTACAGAAAGAGTCCACAATACCATGGGTAAAGTAGTAGCAATCGATACAAGTGAAGTAAACTTTGAACGTAAAGGTTGGAAATATGATCCTATATTAGAAAACTTTTGTCAAGGTAGTAATGGACAAATTGCTTCGTATGAAGACCACTTAGATACAGATAATGCATTAGTAATTAGAGGAGTTGGTGGTGGAAGCAGAAAAGCAATTAAAAAATGCTGGGACACTAACAGAGATTTCTATGTAATTGATACTGGTTATTTCGGTAATTTTAAAAATAAATGGTTACACAGAGTAACAAAAAATAACTTACAGTACATTGGACCTATTTTAGAAAGGCCAATGGATAGAGCAAAAAGACACGGATATAGATATAAAAAATTTACAACAGGTACAAAAATTTTAGTATGTCCGCCAAGTGAAAAAGTAATGAGACTCTTTGGACAGCCTGATCCGGAAGAATGGGTAAAGAAGACTGTACAAGAAATTAAAAAATATTCTGATAGACCTATAGAGATACGGCTTAAACCAAACAGAACTGAAAGAGTTAGTACAAAAACAATACAAATGGCCTTGCACGATGATGTGCATTGCCTAGTAACATATAACAGTATAGCCGCTGTAGAAGCATTGATGGAAGGCAAACCTGCTATAGTATTAGGTCAAAATGCCGCTTCGGCTGTTGCTGAAACTAATTTAGCAAATATAGAGTCTCCAAAGATGCCAGACAGAGATGTAATGGAAGCATTTTTTGCACATATGGGTTATTGCCAGTATGATGTAATGGAACTGCGTTCTGGTTATGCATGGGGAATGGCAAATGAAATCAGCAGTGAGCTATCACGCAGGAATACCTAGAGTAAACAAAAGTCCAGAAAAATTTGCAGTATTAACAAATTTTATTCAAGGAGTAAACCTAAAAGGTGATAAAGGTTTAAACCATAATGGATTTGATATTATAGATTGTGACGTTGCAGTATTACAAGGATTCGTACACGAACAAAGTAAAAACGCTCCACATTTAAATTTACGTAGACAGGTATTAGAAAATCAAAAATTAAAAAATAAAAAGACTATAGTAATTGATAGTAATCTTTTTTTATTTTTATCTCCTGGTAATCAGCCCTTTCATTATTTAAGATTCAGTTTTGATGGCGTATTTAGGAAAACAGGTTTTTATTTTGATAAAGATATTGATCCAAAACGTTGGGCTTCTATTAAACAAAACTTAGGTATACAAGTAAAGCCCTACCAAAAAGAAGGTAAACATATTTTAATATGTTTACAAAGAAATGGTGGCTGGAGTATGAAAAACTATGATGTTATGCAGTTTTGCAACAAAGCAATTAAAAAAATACAAAGTAAAACTGACAGACCAATTATAGTAAGAGGTCATCCAGGAGACAAAAAAACACATACCTATCTTAAAATTAATTTTCCAAATGTTCAAATATCAGAGCCAGGTAGACATATTATAAACGACTTAGATGAAGCACATGCTACTGTTGTATATAATAGTAGTCCAGGAGTAGCTAGTCTTATACAAGGAGTTCCTGTATTTCAAATGGATCCAGATCCAGAATGTAGTATGTATAGTGAAATTGCAAATTGGGATTTAGAAAACATAGACTCACCTTTATATAATGATAGACAAGAATGGTTAGAAAGAATATCTATGTGTCACTGGAATTTTGAAGAATTAAAAAGCGGAGAAGCATGGGAATTTATTCGTAATTACGTATAATAGCCCAACGTTTAAAATATTCTATTTCAACTTCTTGAGATAATTCATTTAGAAATATTGGTACATCATTTGCATTATTTTTATTTTTTGCATCATCAAATACTATAACTTTACTGTTTTTTACTTTACTATAATCAAACTTTACAGTTTCATAACTATGACCGCCATCTATATATACAAAATCAAAACTATTTTCTTGTAATGTATCCTTGGTCAAACCCTCATATAATTGGTAATTAAAATTAAGAAAAGATTCTTGTAAGTTATTAAGTCTCATTATAACAAATTCTTTTGATGCACCGCCTTTACCATTTCTTTCTTTTTGATTAAAAGGAACGTTGTTTCTTGCATAGTCAAACACATCATAGCCAAAATAAGAAAAATTCTTACCCTTAGGAGCAAGGTGCAAAATCATCTGTACAGCAGTGTTGCCTTTGTGTGTTCCTATTTCACAAAGTGTTTCTATTTCTATTTCATCAAGATATAATTTAAATTCGTCGAATATCCAAGGCTTCATTGTGTCCAATAACTTTCAGTTCGATTCACCATCATATCCTTAACTCTACTTCGTCCTTCTTTTTTACGCACACCCTTCATATGATCTAACCAAGTACCAAGTATACCATTTATTAAAGGATGTCCTCCTCCTCCTGTTTTAGCTTCTTTTAAATACATTTCTGCACTATAGTCGAGGACATTAGGATCTCTTGCTTTAAATTTATTTAATATGTGGCCAAATACAAAACTGTCATGCCACTCTTCTAAAGTGAAAATTCCGTTTTCTGCATCTTCATACATTCTTTCAAATTCTTCTAAGAATAATTTGCACACAGGATCTCTCATGTTCATTCCGTAAAATCCACATTCCGGCCAAGTTTGCGAACCTTTGCCTCTGCCAACATAAGTTAACCATATATTGTCGGGTAGTTGTTTTTTAAAATCAGCATAAGTCCAGTCACTATGAACAAAGGTATCAGCATCCATCCATACACACCAATCTTTACTACGTTGACATGCATCAAATACTGCATAAACTTTATTAGCAAATCTTATAGCATGCCATTTAAATTCTTTGTGCCAATCTCTTGGGCGTCTAGCTTTAATATCATCTGGCGGTATTCCGTTTGCTTTTGGTACATTCCCCCAAGTAGACTTGAATTGATTCAATTTAGGTAATGCTTCAAATGCATCAAATATTTTAATTTGATTAGGATCCGGATTTACAGGTTGACATGATTCAGCATACACTAAAAGTTTTATTTTTTTATCTACTCTTTGTGCAAAAGAATCTAAAAATCTTTGCCCGTATTGTTCTAAACCAGGTTTGTGAAATGTTGTTACCACAGTTATGTCTGACATTATGTCTCCTTTGTAAATACTATACAAGGTATTTAATCATGATTTTTAGTTTATGGACATTAAATGGCGCACTAAACAGTAAACCAGTATTTGATGCTTTTGCACATAGTTGTGTAGCTAACGGACATAAAGTTGTTTATAACGATCCAAACGCAGATATAGATGTAATTTGGAGTGTACTTTGGTACGGAAGAATGTTAAAGAACAAAGAGATTTGGGATAATGCAATGTTAGCAGGAAAAAAGATTATTGTATTAGAAGTTGGGGGATTACATAGAGGACACACTTGGAAAGTAGGAATAAACGGAATAAACAGAGATGCAAATTTTGGACCTAAACAAAATGGACCTGAAAGAGCAAAACAGCTAGGCTTATATTTAAAACCATGGAAAACAGATAGCAATGGACCGATAGTAATAGCTTGCCAACATTCTGCAAGTCAGCAGTGGAGGCATCTTAAAAAACCTGCTTCATGGGTGTTTGATGCTATAGATCAAATTAGAAAATATACTGATCGAGAAGTAATAGTGCGTCCACATCCAAGATGTAGAGTAGACGGTATGCAATATGAATTTAAAAATGTAAGAATACAACAACCAGTAAAGTATCCTGATAGCTATGATGATTATGATTTTATTGTAGAAGACGCATATGCAATAGTTAATTGGTCAAGTAATCCTGCAACACAAGCTGTGATAGGCGGTGTACCTGTGTTTACAGGACCATCTAGTTTAGCATACGAAGTAGGCAATCCAGATTATTCAACAATAGAAAATCCGTTGAAGCCTGATAGAACACAATGGTTGAATGATATCGCATATACCGAATGGACAGTTGAAGAAATTTCTAAAGGACTACCACTTATCCGATTGACTTCTAGTTTATAATCTTGTATAATAGTATACATGTATATAGAAGATTATCTAGAAATATTCAGTGGATTAGTTGTCACAAAAAAAGATATTAAATTTTTTTGTGCAAAAAACGATCAAGTCCTCATGAATAGTTTAGCTAGACAAGTATTTAGGCAAACTCCGTTAACAGACAGGCAACACGAACTGGCAAAGAAAAAACTTTTAGAATATAAGGAACAATTTAGTGTGTATGGTTTTGACACATTAGAGCAAGATCTTAATTCTTTAAGAATGCCTTTAAGAAGTATAGATAGGCAAAAATTAATATCTCTGCACCAAATAAATGATAAAAATTATATTGCTGTAAGATTCCCTTTCAGCAAAAAAATGATAAAACATATTGAATTCTTACAGAAGCTTCAAAAAAATAAAAATTATGATCCTAAGTCAAAAACACATTTTATAGATTTCAATGAACATAATTTGTTTGAAATTATTAATAAATTAAAAGATTGTAATTTTGAAGTAGAAAAAGAATTGCTTGATTATTACGGAATACTTAAAACAATGAATGACGATAAAGAAAATAATGCACCAGGTATATATGGATTTAAGATAAAAAATTTACATGCCAATGCAATCGATTATGCAATAAGTTCTATTGGAGAACCTTCTCCTGAAAATATTGTTGCATACAAAGATAGAGAAAATCTTCTAGGACTAAAATATTTTGATGATGTAGAACTGCAACAAGCAATCTCAAATTTACAACCTTTAACAAAAAAAATATTAGGTAGAGGTAATAGTTCAATTTTTATTGATTCTAGTCAATATACTTTTAATAATATTGTAGAATCAGTTCTTGAATTGTATAGGTTTCCTATATTGATAGTTTTACCTAAAGATCAAGAATACGACTTACTTCTTCATACATATCGATCTTTTCAACATATTATACCTAATGAAAGTATTAGTGTATTGTTTAGATTAGATAATGATACAGAAGGAAAAGAATTTAATAAGTTTATAAAAAATAATAATTTAAATTCTCCACTTGACAAACAAACCAAAATAGTTTATATTAGTAGTAATAAGATTCCTAAACCTTTAGTAGCAAGTGACTGGTATCCGGAACTTGCTATTGTGTTAAAAGGTTTTAGATTAATGAAGAATATACAAACTTATATCGAAAGCATTGATCTTGTAATGCACTATGATGATGTGCATTTACCTTGGGGAGGACATGTAAAGATTGAAAAAATATAATGGCAACATGTAAACTTATAATTGAAGATGAAGTGAACATAAAATTAGAAGGATTAGACGTAGATGTACGTAGGAAGCTCTCTAATGCTCTAAAGTTTGAAGTGCCGTATGCTAGATATATGCCTCAATATAAATTAGGACGATGGGACGGCAAAGTTGCTTTCTTTGGTATTGGTGGATCAGGTTATGTCAATCATCTTGATACTATTAATACAGTTCTTAACAAACAAGGTGTAGAGATAGTAGACATAGAAGATAGAAGACATCCTGTAAACTTATCTTTCAATCCAATTACATCAGAGTACTGGGGAGATAAAACATGGCCTAAAGGTCATCCAGCTGAGGGTGAGAAAATTCGTTTGCGTGATTATCAAGTAGAAGTAATTAATAACTTCTTAGAAAATCCACAATCATTACAAGAGGTTGCAACAGGAGCAGGCAAAACTATTATTACTGCCACCTTAAGTAATCTAACAGAAACTTACGGACGTAGTCTGGTAATTGTTCCTAATAAAAGTCTAGTCACACAAACTGAAGATGATTACATTAATTGTGGATTAGACGTAGGCGTGTACTTTGGCGATAGAAAAGAGCTCGGCAAAACACATACAATATGTACATGGCAATCTTTGAATATATTAGATAAAAAATTTAAAGACGGAAGTGCTGTGCTGAGTCTTGCAGAGTTTCTTGAAGGTGTTAGTACAATCATTATAGACGAAGTACATCAAGCAAAAGCAGAAGTATTAAAAAATTTATTAACACGTAATTTACGCAATGCCCCAATACGTTGGGGATTGACAGGCACAGTACCAAAAGAGGCATTTGAATTTGAAAGTATACATGCAAGTATCGGTCCAGTAATTGGACAAATAAGTGCAAAAGAATTACAAGATAAAGGAGTATTATCCAACTGTCATGTAAATATAGTACAGATGATAGACACTGTTGCACACAGAGATTATCAGTCTGAGCTAAAGTATCTAGTCACTAATGATAGGAGATTAGATTATATGGCATCTGTTCTTAATAAAATAAAAGAATCTGGTAATACGTTAATACTTGTAGATAGAATATCAGCAGGCGAAAAATTACAACAACTTATTCCAGGCTCAACTTTTGTAAAAGGCGATGTCAAATTAAAAGACAGAAAGGAAGCCTATGACGAAATTAACGAAGGTACTAACCATGTGGTTATCGCAACCTATGGAGTTGCGGCGGTGGGAATTAATATTCCACGTATTTTTAATCTCGTGCTTATTGAGCCTGGTAAGTCGTTTGTTCGTGTAATACAATCAATTGGTAGAGGCGTTAGAAAGGCAAAGGACAAAGACTTCGTACAAATATGGGATCTTACATCTACATGTAAGTTTGCGAAGCGGCACCTTACCCAACGTAAAAAGTTTTATAAGGAAGCACAATACCCATTCACCATCGAAAAGGTAGATTGGACATGAGAATATTAACGTTAGATAATCAAAGTTATAATTTAAATAATTTACCCGAAGAACTAGAAGAAGATTTAAGATTTAGTGTATTAGATAATTCAGATGTAGATAATCCAGATTTCTTTTTTATACCATTAATCTTTTTAGAAAGTTTTAGTTCTCCGGCAGTTGTAATGGAGATAAATGGCAATGAAGTAATGATGCCGGTTGATTGGCATTTAGCAGTTGGCGATAGAAACACAGGCAATGACTTAGAAGTGTTGCCATTAACAAGTTTAAATGATAGAGGATTTGATGCATTTTTATTCAATCCTTTAAAAAGTTATCAAGCAGATTATGCTGAAGTAAAAGTAGTAAATTTTTATAATGATGTAAAATGGTACTTTCCTAAAATGAAAAACGGACAATTATTATCTGTTCCTATTTCAGAAGGAGACAATCCACAGTGTGCATTTTTTGTAAAAGAAATTTCAAGGCAACTTGAAATGATTGATTTTGGAAAGCTGTTATAAGGAGTAAGAAATGAAAGCTGGAAAGATATGGGGTCAAACAGAATTGATCCATGCTAATGGTGTATTAGAGTTTCACCGAATTGAATATAAAGCAGGATTTAAATGTTCTGAACATGAGCATCAATTTAAATGGAATGGTTTCTTTGTTGAATCAGGAAAGATGCTTGTGCGAGTATGGCAAGATGGTATTCAAGATGGTTTGGTTGATGAAACTATTCTCGAAGCTGGAGATTTTACACAAGTAAAGCCTGGAAAGATACATCAATTTGAAGGACTAGAAGATGGTGTTGCTTTTGAATTGTATTGGGCTGAATTTAATCATGATGATATAGTAAGGCGTTCACAAGGTAAAAAAACCTAATGAAATTGTTTTCTAATTATTATATGCGACAGTTGAAAGAACTACATGTTCGTAAAGACAGACCTAGAGGATTTGGCGGCAAAGTTAAACCTCTAGGAATGTTCAACAAGTATATGGATGATTGGAAACCACAGTCTGCTCTTGATTACGGATGTGGAAAAGCAGTAATTTTAGAACATTTAAAATTAAAATACACAAACACAGTATGGGAAGGATATGATCCAGCAGTGCTTGAATATTGCACAGTTGATAGAGATCATTATGACTTGGTGTTTAGCAATGATGTATTAGAACACATAGAACAAGAATATGTAACAAATGTTTTAAGTCACATAAATGATCTAGCAAAAAAATTTATTTGGTTAAGAATAGATACACACCCTGCCAGAAAAACATTATCCGATGGGCGTAATGCTCATCTAAGTTTATATCCAAAAGATTGGTGGGAGATACAAGTCAGTACAAACATCAAAGCTAAAATTGTTTATACAGGTTACAGTAAAGGTAAGTTTGATATAGCTTTGGAAAAGGAAACAATATGAGAATAATTGCAGGACCATGTCAACACGAATCATATGCACACAGCTTAAAAATAGCTACAGAATGTAAACGTGTGTGTGAGCATCACGGCTTTGAATATATATTCAAAGCAAGTTTTGACAAAGCAAATAGAAGCAGTATGCAAGGAAAACGTGGAGTTGGACTTGCTACTACTATGGAAGACTTTATTATGTTAAAGGATGAACTAAAGATAAAAACTTTAACAGACGTTCATACACAGAACGAAATTTTAAAAATTGCAGCTTATTATAATGAAGCAGTTGATGTTTTACAAATTCCTGCCTTCTTATGTAGACAAACTGACCTTGTCCAAGCGGCATGTAGAACTGGTAAAACAGTTAACATTAAGAAAGGACAATTTTTAGCTCCATGGGACATTAAGGGTATCCTAAGTAAAACTGAAGATGCTACAGAAGTATGGATAACAGAAAGAGGAACTAGTTTCGGATATAACACACTTGTTGTTGATTTTACCGGCTTGGATTATATGCTTGATAATTATGATAATCCTATTGTTCTTGATGCTACGCACAGTGTACAAAAACCAGGCGGCCTTGGGGGCAGTAGTGGCGGCAATAGGAATTATGTTCCTGGCCTGTGTCGTGCAGGTAGTGCATTAGGAATTGAAAATTTCTTTTTAGAAGTTCATGACGACCCAGACAATGCACCTAGTGATGGACCTAACATGTTACATTTAAAAGACTTTGAGAAAGTAGTAAAGGACATAGATGAATACCGCTATATTGATACCCGCTAGATTAGCAAGCACTCGCTTTCCTGAAAAAATGCTTCAAGCCTTAAACGGAAAAGCATTGATTAAACATGTGTATGATATTTGTAGAAGTACAGGATTTGACACCATTGTTCTTACAGACAGTAAAAAAATAAGTAGTCTTATTCCAGAAGCAGTAATAACAGACACAGCTGATAATGGTACTGAAAGATGTAGTTGGTTTGTAAACAATATTTCTAATGGATATGATAATTTTATAAACGTACAAGGAGATATGCCTGATATAAATGCAGATATCATTCATGCAGTAGAAAGTAATTTAGAAAATTATTCTATATCAACTGCATATACACAAATGTCAGAAACAGAACGTGCCAATCCAAATTCTGTCAAAGTTATTCATAATAACAAAGATGCAAGATGGTTTGGTAGAGGATTCACTGGCTACGGAGATTGGCACTTAGGTGTATACGGATATACTAGACAATCTTTACTTGACTATATGCATTTAAGAGTATATAATGAAGAGACAGTAGAAAAATTAGAACAACTAAGATGGCTACAAAATAATTATGAAATTGGCGTTACACAAGTTGATTTTGATGGACTTGAAATTAATACACCAGAGGATTTAAAAGAATGGCACAGCAGAAACTGCCTCTAAAAGATATACTTGCCGCCATAGATATGGGGGCAAAATCTGTTTGGGATGAATTATCAGAAGACGAACAAAAACAGGTTAGCTTTTGGTTATTGAACAGATATGTAAGTAGTGTTAAGGGTAATAGAGAAAAACAAGAACTTGCAGTATTCAAAACTAATGAATACTACAATAAAAATTACATGGAAGTAAGTAAACATTCTAAATTGCAATGGCAACTGTTATGTCAAGCTGGCAACACAGGTAAAATTGAATTCCATCAATGGATAGGACATAAGAAAAAAGGTAGTTCTAATTCTAATGGTGTAAAACTTTTACAACAAATACATCCAAATAAAAAACTTGATGAAATAGATATACTTGCTTCTTTATATGATAAAAAAGAACTAAAGCAGTTAGCAGAAGAACATGGAATTGAAGCAAAGCTCTAAACCATATGTGTGCGAATATTGTAACACAGGATATACAAGAGAAAAAACTCTTGCCGTACATATGTGCGAGCAAAAGCGTAGACATTTACAAAAAGGTGAAAAGCGGGTACAGATGGGCTTCTATGCCTTTAATCAATTTTATAAGTTAAGTGCAAATGCAAAAAAAGATAAAACATATGAAGACTTTTGCAAATCACCTTACTATAATGCATTTGTTAAATTTGGATCGTTTATCAATAATGTGCGTCCTTTATATCCTGAGCGTTATATTGATCATGTTGTAACGTCAGGAGTAAAACTTGATCATTGGTGTAAAGAAGAGTTATATGAAAAGTATGCTACTGAATTAATTAAAAAAGAAAATGTTGAAACTGCACTTGAAAGAAGTATTATGACTATGATGGAGTGGGCTGAAGAAAATTCTCCAGCGCCGTGGAATCATTATTTCGATCATGTAAGTTTAAATAGAGCTGTTTGGAATATTAAGGATGGAAAAATTTCTCCTTGGTTAATCCTAAATTGCAGTAGTGGCAAAAAAATGATGGCTAAATTAAATGAAGAACAACTAAGTATAGTCTATAACGTTATGGATCCAGAGCATTGGGCTGTGAGATTCAGAAGGCAATCAGAGGATGTACAACTTGTTAAAGACGTTGCACATGAAAGTAAACTATGAATGTTAATAAAAAATTAACAAGCGAATATCCAAAACTTTTAAAAACAGTACAAAGCAATGTTAGTGAAGATAAGAAAAAAGAAAAAATATATGAATTTATCGATTTACTAAATGAGCTTGTAAAGGAACTAAAAAAATGAAACTAATATATTATCCTAACGAATTTTTAAACAAAGAAGTAGCAGATGTGGACATAGAAAATCCAGACTTTGATCCAAAAAAATTGAAAGACGAAATGGTAGACTTCATGCTTTCTAATCAAGGTATTGGGTTATCAGCTAATCAAATAGGTTTAGATAAAAAAGTTTTTGTAATGGGCGATACTAAAGACAACGCAACAATTTGTATTAATCCAAAAGTATTACAACACACAGAAGAAACACAACTAGATATGGAAGGCTGTTTAAGTTTTCCTAATGTGTTTATGAAAATACGTAGACCAAAAGAAATACTTGTAGAATACTATGACGAAACACTTGAATTAAAAAGAACAGCAGTACGTAACTATACGACAAAAGTTTTTTTACATGAATGGGATCACTTACATGGAATTACTTTTAAAGATAGAGCTTCAAATATGAAATGGAATATGGCAGTCAAAAAATCTAAGAAGATAGAAAAAAATAGGATGCTTGCATAGTGGACAAGATTAAATTTTATCCAACTAGAGGATTTAGTGATAATGATAAGAAAATTTGGAGGTTATTAGGGCTAGGTAGTCCTATTGTGCCTGCAACAGATTTTATTCCTTCTTGGTGGAAAAATTTGTCAAAGGATTACAAACGTTTTGGAAAACCAAATGCACGTACTGCAAAAACTTGTCCAGGTATATTTGATTCAGTACGAGCTGGTTATATTGTACCAATGTGGTCTGATATTATATTTAAATGGAGTGAACAAAAGAAAGATGGGTTTGAATATCAACTATCTCATGCTATGCAAGAACTAAGTGAATGTGTATATGCACACGATTCGATGCAAATAAAAGATGCACCATTGTTAGAAAATAGTTGTCCTAAGTTAATTAAACTTACTACACCTTGGTTTGTTGACGTACCTAAAGGTGTAAGTTTATTTTTAACTGCTCCGTTTTATCATGTTAATAATGATATAACTATTATACCAGGGATAATAGATCCAGATATTGATTTAATTTCAAATAAAGAAATAAACATTTTTATAAAGTTAAACAAACATGGTGAAATAAGAATAGATAAAGGTCAACCGTTACTTCAGATAATACCGTTTAAACGATCCGATTATGAGTTTGCAATTGAAATGCCTGATTATGAAAAAGAATTAGAATACGAATTAATGGTAATGAATGATAGAACTTTTATTGAAGGAGAAAGAAAAACTCCAAAACATTTGACAAAAAATAGAGTGGAGAAAAAATATGCGTAAAGCAGAAATAAGAGAAGAAACACATTACGTAGTTGATATGTATGATGAAAATAATGTGCTAGTAGAAAGCAGACCTATAGTAGGACATAGCAAACGATATGCTGAAGACTGTGCAGAGAATTGGGAGATCGGGGTAATTCAAAATGACAACAAGAAAAATGCTTGATGGAAAAGAAGTCAAAGCATACAAAGAAAATGTTGTACTGCAAGTTGTCACACATTGTCCATCAAAGTGGTTATTGACTGATATGGAAACAGGTGAAGTATATGTAGGACAAAAACCAATTGGTGGTGAAAAGCAAGTAGTACATTGGAAAAAAATTATAAAGGAATCTAATGCCTGATATTGATATAGACTTTGCTGACAGAGATGTAATCTTAAACAAGATTCCTCACCGTGTAGCAAAACTAGATACAGGAAAAAAACACAACACTGGCGTATACGTTACAGAGTGTCCTCACAATCCTATTGATAATTTATGCACGTTAGATTATCAAACAGCAGAAGATAGAGGATACTTTAAATTAGATTTTTTAAATGTGTCTATTTACAAAGATGTAAAAGACGAGACACATTTAATCAGCCTAATGAGAAAGGAGCCATTATGGGAACTATTGGAGCACAAGGACTTCGTCGATCAAGTCTTTCATCTAAGCGGTCACGACAAACTCTTGACACAATTGAAACCTACCTCGGTAAGTCAATTGGCCGCGACACTAGCAATAATCAGGCCAGCAAAGAGACATCTAGCGAGCAAGAGTTGGGAGATAATAATGAAGGAAGTGTGGATAAAACCGACAAACGGTGAATACTACTTTAAAAAAGCACACGCTGTTTCGTATGCAATGGCGTGTGTAGTACACATGAATTTATTATGTGAGCAAGTTACTTCTTAGGTTTTCTAATTAGCTGAACGCTTTTACGTTTTACTCTCTTTACATGTAAGTTAGTAAGGTTTACAGTAGGACCTAATACTACCTTTACATCCTTGCTATTCATAGACATTGCACAATACTTAATTGATTCTATTTCTTTACGTAAAAATATTGTAATAGGTATTAGTCTATTACTTTCCATCCACCATATTTGTCCTAGTTTTAGTAATAACTTTTTATCATATGTTGATCTTAAATGATCGAAATTTAAAATAGTTGTAACGTATTGATCCTGGTTGACTACAATGCCTACATATTCGTTCCCTCCATATGTTATGACACTGATAAAAGGATATTTGTCCTCAATTTCTTGGCGTAACATTCCTTAGTCTTTTTCCTTATAAATACATTATGCAGTTAATACCAAGATATTTAGTAAATAATGTAGTAACCATTGTCACGAATGACAGTGGACACATAACGGAGTTTAGACCTATGTATAGTAGACAAATAAAAGTGTATAGAGGCATAGATAATGTCATACAATTTAGATTACTTAATGCTGATCAAAAACCTGTAAACGTTGCATCTTATACACCTAAGTTTGTTGCATTTGATGAGAACGGTATACAAGTAATAGAACATGACGGAAGTGTTACCCAACTTGATGATAGTAGTGCAAGTAGAGGAAAATTTACTGTAACTATTACTGAAAATGATTTATTAAATATCAAACAACAGTTTTTAAGGTATAACATTTATCTTGTAGACAGTGCAAATAACAAGACACTGACATATGTTGATAGTCATTTTGATAATAATGCAACTATATTTGTAGATAGCTATGCCTTTCCAGGTGCACAAAACTCATACAGCGTAAGCACATTTACAGAAGATACAGGAAAAGCTGGCGTTGATGATAGTGTTTGGTATTCAGAGTCTATTACAGCAGAACCAGCAATAAATGGAAATGAAGCATTGCACACAATAGCGGCATATACAAGCAGTTATGATGGAACTTTGACTATACAAGCTACGTTAGAGAATCAGGTGACTAACCAGACTCAGTGGGCTGATGTTTCTACTTTAACATTCACAGGATCAGAAACTGAACCCACACATGCTAACTTTAATGGTATATACAACTATTTAAGATTCAAAGCAAGCAAAAATCCTGCAGATAAGTTATCCAAAATTTTGGTTAGAAATTAATAAGTTTTCGGTTGACTTCTATACAAAAGAATGTATATTAGTTTTATATGAAAACAATAATAAGCGTTTTTGTTCTGCTTTTCGCAACAGTAATACAAGCAGAAGAAGTTCCTAGCAAAAAGTTTACTGACGACATTATGTATAGTGTAACTGTAGAGCAAGGCATGAACTCCCAATTAAAGTATGGATATTTTTATGCCACTAAACCTTGGACAGACAAGTTTAGTACAACCTATAGTGCCTCGGTTGCAATAGATAGTGCCGGATCAGATCATATGCTAGACGTGTACAGCCAAACCGTAAACCTAAGTTATTCATTAGGTAATGGCGTAAGTCTTTACATGTTAAATGATATCAATCCACATTTTCAAAGAACGGAAACATGGACAGGAATTATTTACTCATGGTAGAGAAAATCTTGTGGTTTGGGGGGTTCGTAGCTGTAATGGCTCTAAGTCGGATAATCCCCCATCCGCCAAACTTTACTCCTATATTAGCAGTAGCTATATTTGCTCCCTATATAGTAAAAGATAAGTTAGCAGTAATTGCCGCAACACTATTAGCAATGTTTGTTGCAGACTTATATTGGGGACTACATAGCTTTATGCTTTGGACATATAGTTCAATAGCTCTTTGCACTTTGTTATCGACTCGTGTAAAACTATTACCTATGTTGTTCTTAGGACCTGTTATGTTTTTTGTTATAACAAATTTTGCAGTATGGACAAGCGGTTACTATGGATATACATTCAGCGGATTACTAGAATGTTACATAGCGGCTATTCCGTTCTTTCAAAATACGTTATTAGGAACTATATTCTACTTCATAATATTTTACGGAGTAGCTAAAGTTTTTGATAAAAATATAACACTAAAATACATTTAGGTATTGACTTTCCAACCGCTTGATAGTATACTAATACTATGAGTGTCGTGAAAGAAATTCTGGTAACCTTTTTACCACCTAAACGTAAGCAAACACCTAGTGGGTGGTTGTCTTTCAATGCACCGTGTTGCCATCACAATGGCACCGGTGCTGATACTAGAGGCAGAGGCGGTCTCATAGCTAATGGTGATGGCGGGTTAAGTTATCACTGTTTCAATTGCGGATTCAAAGCAAGTTGGCAACCTGGTAGAAACTTATCTCATAAACTACGAAAACTATTACAATGGCTTGGCGCACCAGATGACATTATTAATAAGTTAGCTCTTGATATAATCCGTATAAATGAAGACGTAGTAAATTACAAGCCTATGTTAGAACTACCAACATTTAATCAAGTTAGTTTACCTCCTTCTGCTACAAAAATTACTGATTGGGGACAAGATACTAACTTAGATAAAGTTCTTTCCTATATGAAAAAAAGAAATTTTCAATTAGACGATACAGAGTTTTATTGGTCACCTGAGCTTGGATATAGAGATCGACTCATAGTGCCTTTTTATTATAACAATCATATTGTAGGCTGGACAGCTAGAACAATACTAGATAATAAAAAGCCTAAATATCTAAGCGAACAACAACCTGGATTTGTATATAACTTAGATGAACAAAGTTATAACAAATCATTTGTAATTGTTTGTGAAGGGCCACTTGATGCTATACATATAGAAGGTGTAGCACTATTAGGAAGTGAAATAAAAGATCAACAAGCATTACTAATTAACAGTTTGAACAAACAGGTAATACTTATACCTGATAGAGATAAAGCAGGATCAAAACTTATAGAACAAGCTATTGAATTAGGTTGGTCTGTAAGTATGCCTGATTGGCAGGAAGGAATAAACGATATAGGCGATAGTGTGAGAGAAAATGGCAGGCTATATACTTTATACAGCATTGTATCAGCCGCAGAAAGCACAAAGCTAAAAATACAGTTGAGAGAAAAACGATGGTTAAAAAATTAAAACATATGTTTTACAATGTATGGTTATATGTAAGATGGCCGTATGATTGGTTAATAGCAGAGATAGCTTTTAGGAAAAAACTGAAGGAACTTAAGAAAAGAGATCCTTTCATATACAAATAAGAAAGTTAGGTGAAGATTTGATGACAGAAATCACTAAAGGTATTTTAAATGCCTTCAAAGACAGAATGGATGAAAGTTTACTACTGGCAATAATATTTTTTATTGGACATATTATAATTGCAATGATTGTAGTAAGTGCTATCACAGGTGCAAGTATATGGGAAGCAGGATTAGTTGCTTTGGTAGAGCCTGCTGTCAATTCAGTCTGGTTTTATGTGTTACATAAACTTTGGAAGAAATTCAATACATGAAAGAAGAATTAATTTTGTTAATATTGAGTATAGGATTATTAAGTTTAATATCTATACATGCATACAAAGTATCAACAAAAGAAACAAAAACAAAAATAGTATACAAGTGGTATAACTATAATTTTTAGGATACGTAATGATTACATGGGGTATTAGTGCCAACAGTCATGACGCTGGTCTTGCAGTATTTAATGATAAAAAATTAGTATTTGCAAGTCAAAGTGAAAGGTTTAGCAGAAACAAAAATGATCCTCATCTCAATGCATCCATAGTTGAATATGCAAAACAATGGGGAGAACCTAATGAAGTGGTTTGGTACGAAAAGCCTTTTAGAAAGACTATTAGACAATTACGAGCAGGACAAGGCTGGAACCTGGGAGAAAACAATATTAAAAATTATCTCAGTAGGTATGGTATTAATGCTCCTATTAGTTATGTTAGTCATCATTTAAGTCATGCCGCCGGCGGCTATTTTACTAGTCCCTTTTCAGATGCTACTGTAGTGGTTATTGATAGTATAGGCGAATTCGAAACATTAACAGTTTGGGAAGGCTCTAAAGATAAACTTAAAAAAATTTACAGTCAAAGTTATCCTAACAGTATAGGACTTTGGTATAGTGCTATGACACAACGTATAGGACTAAAACCCAATGAAGAAGAATATATCCTAATGGGTATGGCCGCTTGTGGGGATCCTGAAAAATACAAACAAATAATTTATGAAGACTTCTTTGAGGAGTTAAGGTTACACGATCCATACATTAGATTCAAACATAATTTGCACAGAGGATGTCGTTGGTGGCGTCCTGAACTTAACACAATACAGGATATAGCAGACATTGCGGCAGGAACGCAGGCAGTATATGAAATGGTGTTTGAACATTTAATACAACAAACACTAACGCTGGTCGGCAGTAGGAATATTGTCCTGGGTGGAGGCTGTGCTTTGAATTGTGTAGCAAACAGCATTGCACACAAATATTATAATGGTAATGTATGGATAATGCCGAACCCAGGAGACAGTGGTTCGGCTGTGGGTTGTGTTCTTGCACATTTTAACAAACGTATCAAATGGAACGATACATTTTTAGGATACAACATTAAAGGAGATTACCCAATTGACAAAACTATACAAGAACTTAAAGACAAAGGAATTTGCGGAATTGCTAACGGCAAGGCAGAATTCGGTCCACGTGCTCTTGGTAATCGTAGTCTGCTCGCTGATCCTAGGGGCTTGCACATCAAAGATAGAGTCAATAAAATTAAACAAAGACAACAGTTCAGACCTTTCGCACCAGCCATCCTTGACGAATTTTTCGAACGTAACTTCGAAGGTCCAAAGTCAGAGTATATGCAGTTTACAGCAAGATGCAGAAATCCAAAACTTTATCCTGCAATCACACATTTCGACAACACCAGTAGGGTACAAAGTGTACGCAAAAATTCTAACAACGGCTTTCGAAAATTGTTAGAAGCATGGTATAAAGAAACAGGGTGTCCTATGTTGTTGAATACTTCTCTCAACATAAAAGGTGAACCAATTGTTAACACAGAACTTGATGCAAAACTGTTTGAAGAAAAATATAATACAAAGGTATTTACATGAAAATAATGCTAACAGGGCATAGAGGTTTTATAGGAAGTCATCTTATAAAACGTTTGACAAAATATGCAAGTGTTGTAGGTTTTGATATTGTAGATGATGATAAACAAAATTTACTAACTTGTGAATTTAAAGAAGACTTTGATTTAATTATTCACCTTGCAGGTAAGAGCGGTGTACGTGAAAGTATTTCAGATCCTTCAAGCTACTGGGAAAATAATGTAGAAGCAAGTAAAAGATTATTCCAACGTTATTCAAACACACGTATACTTTATGCAAGCTCTAGTTCAGCTTATGAGCCAGACTTAAATCCATATGCCGCATCAAAATATTGTGTAGAAGAAGCTGCCGCAAGACATCCTAATACACTTGGCATGCGATTTCATACAGTGTATTCTAGCACACCAAGAAAGGGTATGTTTCTACAAAAGTTATTTGATAATGAATTAGAATATGTTACTAATCATTATAGAGACTTCATTCACATAGACGACCTATGTGACGCAATTGAACTATGTATTAATAGTAAGTATTTTGGAGATACTATTGATATAGGGACAGGCTGTCCTATTAAAATAACAGAACTTGCAGACTTGCCTATAAAGATGCACACACCACATGAAAGACAGTGGACCTGTGCAAATATGGAAAAACTAAAACGTTTAGGCTTTAAACCTAAGCATAGCCTTAAATATATGTTGACAAACAGACAGAAAGATAATATAGTAGTATTACATGACAAGACAGAACGCTGATTACGGATACGATATACAGAAAGTATATTTAGAAATGATGCTTACAGATGCAGAAACATTTGTAAGATGTCAGGCTGTGTTTGATGACGTAGCATTTGACAGACGCTTACAGCCTGCGGCAAAGTTTATAAATGAATATGTAGTCGAACACAATGCAATGCCTACATTTGATATGGTCAATGCCGCAACAAAGGCTGACTTAAATCATCCTGGAGAATTAGCAGAGAATCACTATGACTGGCTTCTTATGGAGTTTGAAACATTTAGTAAACACAAAGCATTAGAAAGTGCTATACTAAAAAGTGCAGACTTGCTGGAAAAAGGAGAATACGGTCCTGTTGAAGATTTAGTAAAACAGGCAGTACAGATAGGATTACAAAAAGATTTAGGAACAGACTATTGGAAAGATCCTAGAGCAAGACTAGAAGCAATAAAAGATAAGAACGGACAAGTAACAACAGGTTGGGCAAGCCTTGATAAAAAGTTGTTTGGCGGATTCAACAGAGGTGAACTGAATATATTTGCAGGTGGTAGTGGTAGTGGTAAGAGTTTGTTCTTAGCAAACTTAGGTGTTAATTGGGCATTAGCAGGTTTGAACGTTGTATATCTAACATTTGAACTTAGTGAAAATCTTGTAAGTATGCGGGTAGACAGTATGACAACTGATATTCCAACACGCGATATATTTAAAAATATTGAAGATGTTGAAATGAAAGTTAAAATGATTGGTAAGAAGTCTGGAGCATTCCAAGTAAAATATATGCCAACAGGTAAAAATGCAAATGACATACGAAGCTATTTGAAAGAATATGAAATAAAAACAGGACGCAAAGTTGATGTGTTACTTGTAGACTATTTAGATTTAATGATGCCTATTGCAAAACGTATTAGTGCAGAGAACTTGTTTGTTAAAGACAAGTATGTATCAGAAGAACTAAGAGATTTAGCAATGGAACTTAACACACTGTTTGTTACTGCATCGCAGTTAAATAGAAGTTCAGTAGAAGAGATTGAGTTTGATCATTCGCACATCAGTGGTGGTATATCTAAGATCAATACAGCTGACAACTTGATTGGTATCTTTACAAGTCGTGCTATGCGTGAACGTGGCAGATATCAAATACAACTTATGAAAACTAGAAGTAGTTCGGGCGTAGGACAAAAGATTGATTTAGAGTTTGATGTAGACAGTTTACGCATTAGAGATTTGGCTGAAGATGAAGATTATCAAGAGTTTTCAAAACGCAAGTCAACAGTATTTGATCAAATAAAAAGAAATGCAGGAACTATTGACACTGACACTGATGAACCTAAAGATGATCCAAGTCAAGGAGATACTGTAGGAAAAATTAAAGTTCAAACTGACAGCACAAAACTAAAACAATTCTTAAATAACTTAGGCAGTGACTAAGTTATGAAGACATTTCAAAAAAAGCTAAATGATTTTTTCAAGTGGGTAAAAGGTACTGAACTGGTACAATTAGAAGATATCGACGTAAGTGAAGATCCTGTCAGACCAGAACTTAGTTTAGAATGGCGTAAAGACTTCGGCAGAAGAATATTTGGTTTGAAGTTTGAAGAAAATATAGAAGGTATAGTTTGTGTAGCATTTACTAATGATGTACCACAAAGTGTAAGAGAATTAGAACTTATGAGCGAAAATGCAGATATGAAAAAAGATGCATCAGTAGCAGTGGCTTATACTGTGTGGTCACGTAAAAGAGGAGCAGGCAGAGAAATAATCCACAAATTATTAGAACATGTTAAACAAAATAAGGATATTAAAAGAGTTGTTACCCTATCGCCACTAACTCCTATGGCAACACATTTTCATATCCGTAATGGTGCAAAACTAATACAACACAATCCTGATACACAAAATTTTGAATATACTATTCAACCTTAACACAAATTGCTTGTCTACCAGGAGGTAGTTGCCCGTTGTCATTTCCTATACTGTAAACAAGTTCTTCTCTTCTTACAAAACACTGCTCCATTGTTTCCAATCTAACACCTGGCCCCATAGCGTTTACAGCCATTATTTCATTACCCACAATTAATATGTAAACAAGAATCCATTCCATTTTCTTCTCCGCTGATTTTGTCTGATATAAATAGTTAGCGTTGGAAACAACGACTAGGCAAGAAAGAAGGCTATTATGGCAACAGATTTAGAAAACATACAAAGGCTACTCAATCGATTTAAAAGGCCTGTCCCACCCGGACCCGAATATCAAAATCGTTTAGCTGAAGAATTTGAGCTCATTCTCTCTCAACGTTTCACTGATTACTTCCTACAAATCTGCGACATCATTGACTTAACTGCGGACCTTACACATATGACACGTGGGTCAGCAGGTTCTAGCCTAGTATGCTACCTATTGGGTATAACAGATGTTGACCCAATACAGTGGCAGATACCTGTGGCACGGTTTATGAACCCTATGAGGGACGACCTGCCAGATGTTGATATTGACTTTGAACATTGGCGTCAACTAGAAGTAATGGAACGCATATTCAAAAAATGGCCAGGCAAAACGGCAAGGTTAAGCAATTACGTGACCTATAAGGAAAAGTCAGCCCGTCGAGAAGCTGCCAAGCGACTCGGAGCCACAGGTAATCTGCCCAGGGGCTTCACCTATGAATCAGTAGGTGTAGATCCAAAAGAAGCTAAACGCATAGAGCGTAAGCTGTTAGGCAAGAAAAGATGTATATCAAAACACTGTGGAGGAATCGTAATGTTTACAAGGCAACTACCTAAATCACTTATATCAGCAGACAATCAAATACTACTAGACAAATATGAAGTTGAAGACTTAGAACATCTCAAGGTTGACATACTGGCCAACCGCGGATTATCACAACTAATGGAAATAGACCCACACACTGCATTGGCGGATTATCCGCACACAGATGCACACACAAGCGCCTTGTTGGCCAGAGGTGATGTGTTGGGTGTAACACAGGGTGAATCGCCTGCAATGCGTAGACTGTTTAGAGCTATACAGCCTACATCAATGCAGGACTGTGTGTTCGCCACTGCAATGATCAGACCTGTGGCCATGTCAGGAAGACAGAAAGCATCAATGTTCCAAGACTGGAGCAGAGAAGCTGTGCAGGACGCTATTGTGTTTGAAGATGACGCAATAGATATCATATCAACCATCATAGGTGTTGATCACTATGAAGCTGACATGTACAGACGTGCATTTGCAAAAAAGAATGATGAGAAGATATTGGAGTTTGTAGAACGCTTGGGTAACAACCCACGCAAGCAGGAAGCCATGTCAGCACTGCAAGAATTGTCAGGGTTCGGACTGTGCAGAGCTCATGCTGTGAACTTGGGCAGACTGATATGGGCTCTGGCCTATCAAAAAGCACACAACCCAGAAGCATTCTGGAGAGCTAACCTCAAACACTGTGAAGGTTCTTACCGAGGGTGGGTGTATCAATGTGAAGCACATCGTCGGGGCCTTGATACCAAACCAGGCTGGTGGCAACACAGTTTTCCCAAGGGCATGGGTGTACGTCAGCAGTGGTTGGACAGGGTACAGTTTGCAGGCATCATAGCCAATGGCAGGGTATTCAGAGGACGTAACAATCGCTGGGTAACGTTTCTCACCCTGGGCACTGACTATGGTGAATACATAGACATCACCATACAGCGTCCGTTTCAGTATCGTGATGGTGATGTAGTGTCAGGCTCAGGCCGTGTGCGACACTCAAACAATTCAGACTATGTGCAGTGTTCTGATGCTGAAGTTGTCACACTGAGCGAGTGGTCCGCAACACAAAAGAGAGATTAAATACGTGGTTAAATACACACATGCCACATCAACCACTGTACACTCCTTTTGAACTGTTCACTGCCAAAGAATCAAAAAAGATAATCAAACTGGCACAGCTACAGCATGCCAAGATGAGAGGTTGGACTGTGGGCGGAATACATTCAATACGCACCAACAGCATATGGTGGCTGCATCAAGACTGTGTGCCTCCTAAGTGGAACCTGTACTCAAGAATAAGATCAGTAATGACTGCTAGACCAGATCTTCCCATGGACTGGATACAGGAACACTGGCAGATCAGTCAGTATGAAGCTGGACAGTTCTATGACTGGCACAGAGACTCAATTCCCAAATGGACACGAGAACGCAGAAGCAGTCAACGCAGTCTTACACTGACCTGTACGCTACAGTCAGCACCTGGTGCTACACTGCAAACTGAACAGCATGAATGGGATCTACCTGTAGGCTGGGCAGTGCTGTTTCCCAGTGATGATCTGCATCGTGCTAGACCTCCTCACACAGGATCTCGTTGGAGTTTCACAGCTTGGGGAATGCGTTGGAATCCGGACAGCCTCATAGACGATCCGCGAAGCGGTTAGCGGTTTTTTCTCAAACAACGCGAAGCGTTTGCGGTAGCAAAACACGGTAAAGCGAAAATTGACTACAACAGTACTGTATGGTGTATATAAGATTGGAATTCTGTCAATCGCCACGACAGATATCAAACATGCATGTGCAATACCCCTACAATACAGATTGTCGTAAATATGGCTCTTATTTGCACGAGCTAGAGTTAGATCCGTGTGTAAACTGCCGTTAGCACACACGCACAGTGTAGAGGGGTTCGTGTATAAGTAATAGTATGCAGGATGCTTATGTCGCTGTGTTTAGAGATGTAGTAAGCACAGCTAGAGAACAAACTGGAATTGAATTTCCACTGCACATAGAACACTATGTTGTGGCACTGCTTGCTGAGCATGTTGATCGTAGTGACTTTCTTCCTAAAAGATCGTTCGCTGAGTCGTTGCTGACTGTACACAACTCACGCACTGCAAAGGAACTGGGCGACACATGCCTATTTGTAACTGGTGTGTTTCCTAACTACGGTATTGATCGTAACTACTATATATCAATAGGACAATCAGCATACACACGCATAGACACTGAACTGTTTAATATGGTGAGTGTACACTTCGCAACTATATCAGACTTTATAAACGTGTGTGTGCATGGCTGTGAAAAAGACCCAATACAGCTTTACGACTACGACTGGTAAGTATGCGATTCACTGTGCCAAAACGATCTTGCAGTCCCTGTGTCATTATGGCCATTGTGGTTTGATACTGTTCGTGTATGCTTAGATCGTATGATGATATCTGCGGTTCAAAATGTTCACGCAGTGCTGATCGCATTGATTCACGCTGACGATGACAGCGCCTGAGTGTTGCTATACAGCGTAGGAGGTCCAGTTTCTGTGCTACAGTAAAGCGTGGTAGAGCAGATTCTCGTTCTAGATATCGTAGTAAACGATTGACTGGTATGTGTGTCATTTCTTATTGCGTGGAGGATCAAAGAAACCCAACAGTACGAGTATGACTAGCAGTGCAAGTATAATGCCTGCTGTGAGCTGTATGTCTGCTGAAGTTTCTATCATCGTATACTATTTACTCGAAAAGGGTTCTGCAGCTGAAAAAATCAAATTACAAAAAATTTAGGTGAAGTACTTATAGATTCAACCAGGTGATTCTCCATCTATGGGGAGGCTTAAGGACTGTGCTAAGTTGTTGAAAATATGTGCATTTACCCTCCCCACCCCTCGAGAAAAATTTTTTTATTTTTTCTCTCGAGAAATTTTTTTCATAAAAAAAGGCCCCGAAGGACCTTTCTTTTTTTCTGCTGTAAAACTCTAGTCCATTCTAGAGTTGCTGTAGATCTTAACGTCGGGCAGCTCGCTACGCACTGTAGCCACGTAAGCAGCTGCACCAGCTTCTTTAGCTGATATGCTCTGTGTGAAACTCTTGCTGGGGTTCCACAACTGCCAGCCTCCGCCGTATGCTTTGTCAAAGCCCTGTGCTTTGAAGCTCTTGCCCAGCTTTGATGCACCGTTCACATATGCTGTGACCCAAGCAAAGCCGCAAGCATCATGCTCGCCATACTGGTTGATGTAGTCTGCGGTAGCTGTTTCAGCTGCTACCAAAGCTCGTTCGTGAAGTTCTCGTGTTAGCATAGTGCCCTCCTTATATTGATTTACGAGTTTGAATTGCGTCTGCAGGCTCAAAGCCCATCATTGCTACACGATACAGACTGCCGTCTACTCTCATGTAGTCACCTACTGATGTTGATCTGTGTCCCATGTCGCCCACAGGCTTAACAACTTCAACATCGTCGTTCGCATCACCATTGTTCTCAATGTCTGTTCTGCTCCAGCTTCCCATCACATTGTTGGTCCAACGATACGCATACTCAAGAGCCTCCATAACACCCATTCTGTCATCTGCTGTGACGGTTGCCATGTGCTCTGCTTGATCTTCAAACGCTGCGTGGATAACTTGTATTTGCATATTGCCCTCTCTTTTAGTTTATATAAAGATATTACATTCTATTTGATCAAAGGTCAACCTCATTTGGTAAAAAAATGCCCGGGACCTTTTGTGCTTGATCCCGGGCATCGTTGTGAAGCAGAGCTTTGAGGGCGTATCTCTGCTTCCCTGTGAGCGGAGCGTGAGGGCAATTATGCTCGACGCATCACAGTATTCTCTGCCATTGACTCCCACTTGTCTGGGAACGCCTTGGCCAAGTCTGCGATCTTAAGCACTGTTCGCAAACTAAGTTCTCTCAGCTTCTTCTTGTTGATGTCCACATAGTCAACGATCTCGTCAACCTTGGGCTCTGAGAAGCCATATTCATTCAACATACCATCTTCGGTGATCTGCTTGATACGCAGCATCTTCTCTCGCTCTGTATCAATAGTCAAATCAATGTAGTGGCATCTGCTCTCAAGAGCTTCCAAGTGATCCCTCATCTTCTTGCTCTTGACATTGTCGAACTTGATGTTCGTAATGAATATCGCTGAACCTTTGAATTCAAATGAATCCGGCACACCTTCGTTCCTTAGCTTGAACGAATCTGTGTTCCAATGTATACGTCTGGTCTTCTTAGAGTCCAGTGCCGCCTTTAGGATGTTCAAGCAAAGCTCATCGCTGAACACTGAGTCACAGTCATCAAAGACTATAACGTTATCCTTGTCAGCGAACTTGTACAGCTTACAGTAGAGGCCGATAGCTGACATAGCACCTTTCACAACCTCATACTTGGGCTGGCTTTCGCTCAGTGTGGCGATCATATCGTGTCGGCCCAGTACCTTCTCAACACCAAACGACTTACCAACACCTGGAGGTCCTGATACGATCATAGCTCGCACATCACCCTTCTTACATGCTCGGGTCATGTCCTCCAGCATGTCGAATCTCTCACGCAAGCGATCGATAGTCTCTTCATCGCT